GCGCCGATTAAAGAACAGTCCGAGATAATGTTGGACAGGGTAAAGAGTATCGTCGAAACTGAAAACTGTCAGTCAGTACTTGAGGAGCTGGGTATAGAAGTGGTACAGAACCGAGGCAACCGTATCGCACTAAGTAACGGCTCTTCTGTACTTGCTATGAGTGCCAGTAAGAACTCTAAAATTGAAGGACACACGCATCACGTAGTTATAGCTGAAGAAGCCCAAGATATTGAGACCATGAAGATGAGGAAGTCTATCCATCCCATGATCGCATCCACCATGGGTATCATTATCAAGATTGGTACAGCCAACACTTTCAAAGGTGACTTCTACCAAGCTATTAAACACAACGCCCGACTAATGGCGGCTGGTGGCGCAAGGAATCATTTCTTTTTCCCTTATCAGATTTGTATGCAGTTCAACAGTTTGTACAGGAAGTATGTGGCTGAAGAGAAGCTACGGATCGGTGAAAATTCTGACGAGTTTAGAATGGCCTACGGGTGTGAGTGGTTACTCGAACGTGGTATGTTTATGACGGACACTGTGTTGATGTCTTCTGGTGTGGCGCAAGTGTACGGAGAGTTTAGCGAAATCTACACCGAGTACATGGGGCAGAATTTGGTAGTGGGAATCGACTTGGGCAAAGAGACTGACTCCACCGTAGTCACCGTAATTGACGTGGACTGGGCGACACCAGCTGTACAGCAAACCATTATCAGGAATATGCGTGAGACAGATTTTGTGGCGTACGATAAACACATCGTAGCATGGGCAGAGTTTCAAGGAGATGATTACGAGTACCAGTATTTCGCACTGCTCGAATGGTTAAGTAACTTCGGGCCGATTAAAAAGATCGTACTGGACGCCACGAGGGAATCTTCTTTCGCGGATCGCATCGCACACACTCCAATGTTTGCCGACACAGAAGTGGTAGACTTCATCTTTGGAATCCAAACCAAGGCGGCTGGGTACAGATTACTCCACACAGATATTAGCTCGAAACGTTTATCATTCCCAGCAGGTACGGACGCTAGAGCTGATAATCATTACAGTAAATTTGTGGTACAGATGTTAGACCTACTGAAAGACTATTCAGGTGGTTACATGTCCGTGTCCCACCCAGACGAGACCGGCGCACACGACGACTATCCCGACAGTGCGATGTTAGCCAACTGGGGAGCTAACGAGCCTACGGAAGATATGGCAATCGAACAATTTTCTAGCAATGTATTTATATAGGTTGAAGAAAAAGCTGGCAAAACGCCCCAAATAGTTAGAATAAATATAAGGGTAGCTACAAGTACCCAAGAGGAAACCGTATTATGAGTTTAGATTTTTACCGCAGGAATACTTTTTTAGGGAGAACCGACCAGTACCTAACTTCAGCTTTAAGCGGGTACGCCGTGTTCGACCCTTTGCGTGATTACTTTTCAGTCCATCACAGGGATGATACGGTAACTAGATTGAAACGCTACCACCGCCATTGGCGTTTCTACAACGGTAAGCATTACGAGCTACCGAATCACGGCGGAGATCGCAAGCAAGTAATCAACTACTCCAGAGTCATCGTGAATAAGTCCGTAGACTGGTTGTTCGGTAAAGGCTTCATCATGAAAGCTTCTGAAGGTAATGAACAAGTCACTGACCTTCTGCAATCTATCTGGGAACTCAACGACCCTAAAGCTTTGGGCTGGCGTCTTGGAATGATTGGCGGAGTTACTGGTGACGCTTACCTGTTCGTGACAGTCCCTTGGTTTGACGCTCACGGTAGGCCGATACCGCAAGAGGATCAGAACATTCAGGTGCAAGCACTAAACTCGGCGTATGTGCATCCTAAGTTCTCATCTTCAGAAGATCACACGGTCATCGAGGCACTTATCCAGTACCCAGTGGACGCGAGAAAGTTCGCTACACATCTAGGTACGAGTACAGGTAGTAAAGACTTGGCGATATACTCCCAGTATATCAGTGCCACGGAGATTAGAGAATTTGTTAACGAGGCCGAATTGCCAAACAGCCCACGCCCAAACCTCTTGGGCGAAGTGCCACTAGTTCACATCCAGAACCTTCCGCACGCGGGCTTCTTTGGGCTAAGTGACCTAGATGACATTATACCGCTGAACGAGGAGCTGAATGAAACCACTGAAAGCATTCGTAAGATTATTAAATACCACGCAGAACCTACCACGGTAATCTTCGGAGCTAAAGCATCTACACTGGAACGTGGCGCGAACAAGGTTTGGTCGAACCTACCTGTAGACGCTAGGATTGAGCATCTATCACTGGACGCAAACTTGATCGAAACCAATCAGTACAGGGAAGAGATTAAACTTGCGATTCATGAACTAAGTTGCACGCCAGAATCGTCACTAGGAAAGATTCAACCAATCTCGAACACGTCGAACGCGGCACTAGAAACTTCGTACATGCCTTTGATAGAAAAAACTAATCGCAAGCACATCACTTACGGGGGTGGACTCATTAGGGCTTCGAGATTGATGTTAAGGTATATCGGCACGCACTTCGGTATAGATATTTCAGGCATCGTTGGTGACCCTAGAAATCTAAACAGGCTTGAAGCTGTATTCCCATCACCACTACCGTCAGACGAAGAAGAGGTTATCCGTATCGAACAGCAGAAGCTTGACGCTAACTTGCAGAGTCACGCGGGAGCCTTGGCACGCATCGAAGGACGTACCAGTGTTCGTAAGTCTATCGAGATTCTGGCCGACCGTAGGGAAGCTATGCTACGTGATCGTGAAGCACTGGCATCTGCTGACGGAACCATTCCAAATCTAGCAGTTCTATCCGCAGGGAGTCTTGGAATGACCGAAGGCGTGGCCGAAGCATTTGAAGCGCAGGACATAGAGATGAGCAAAGCTGTTAAAGAGATCGCAGAGATCGAAGGACAGAACGAACAAGATGAACTTGAAGCTGGAGAGGAGACGTCTCCAGAAGAATAATGAAAATCTCATTTACAACGGCGAAACTTAGTGTGTACCGTTTAGGTTCAATCACATAGGAAGTAATCCTAAAACAAAAAGACAAGGAGAAGAGTATGAGTGACGGCAAAGTACCAAATGCAACACGCAACGATCCAGCAATGACAGGAGAGCTTGGCTCACCTTTCGTCGCAGGAGCTAGCGACGTTGGCATGAATAAAGGTTCCAGAACAGCATACCGTCGTATGTCTATTCCGGCATCTATCGGTTCTACTGGTGCGCAACCAGCCCTCAAGGGTCAGTTTGCACATCCAATTCCCGCTCCTAAGGGCGACCGCTGGTAACCAGTAATTTTTAGAAACACTTAACCAAATTAACATTCAAGCAAAGACACTTCAGGAGAATCAAAGAAATGGCAACACCAATAACAACACCAGTTACACCGACAGTTCCAGTTACACCAGCGGTTGCACCAGCACCAGCAGTTGCACCAACGGTATCTACGGACGATCTTAATGCTATTCGCGAACGCATCCGTTTGGAGGAGCGCTCAAAAGTACAAGACCGTTTATCTAAGGTAACAGTTTTGGAACACGAGAATACCGCACTACAGGCTACAGTTACCCAAAGCGCAGAGGCTCTTGCCTCTGCAAAAGGTGAGCTGACTACTGTACAAGGTTCTCTCGATGCCGTGAATCACGCTCTCGACGCCGAAGGAAACAAAGTGGACGTACCGAAGTTGATCAAAGAGATCAGCGACAACGCGCACGCTCGTTACCAAGGTGAAGTGGCGGACAAAATCAACACCCTCGAAACTTCAGTGAATAATATGGCAATTGAGAATGGGCGTTTGAAAGTTGACGGCTACAAGCAAACTCGGTTAGCGCAAGAAGCTAGCAAAGGGACTAAGTTCATCGCTGAACTTATTAACGGAGACACCGTAGAAAAGGTGGAAGCTTCAATCTTGAATGCTATTGCAAAGCATCGTGAATATTTCGGTGAGACTCTGACTACTCCAGTTGATACGCTACTCGCTCCACCAAATATAGTACCCGTAGTACCTGCGGTTCCTCAAGGAGCCTCGCCTGTGACGCAACCAGTAGAAACTGGGGCGGCGTTCACACCATCACCACTTAGTGGGGATGAAGGGTTAGCAGGAATTGTAAAAGACATGAAGGGCAAAGCAGGATCGAAGACTTTTGTCGAGAACCGCGAAGCTCTGTTACAGGCCGCGCAGAACGAGGCCGCAGGAACACCCATACTGTAACAGGTGTTGCAGTATATTTGATTAGAAAATAAAGTACACATTAAGGAGAACACGTTATGGCTTCAGGAATAAATGTAGCTACAGGAACCGCCGCAACAGATGGGGGAACACCTTCCCAGCTGAGTTCAAACATCATGAACATCTACTCACAGGAAGTACTCTTCCGCGCTCAACCGATTCTACGCTTTGAGGCTTTCGCTTCACGCAAAGATGAGTTGGGTGTTGCCCCAGGTCTTACTATCAAATTTTTGAAGTATGCCCGTCTCAACGGTGATGCAAGTCTGACTGAAAATGATGACATGGAAAAGGACACCATCACATCAAGCTTGATCGACATCACAGTCGGTGAGCATGGTAAAGCCTTGGCTGTGTCGGAGCTTCTGCTTCGTTCATCTTTCACAGATGTTATGAGCAACTCGGCTCTGCTTCTCGGTCAGCACCTTGCACGCTACCGCGATGGGCAAATCCGTGACGCTCTATTGGCTGGTTCTACCAACGCACGTTGGGCAAACAACCGCGCAGGACGCGCTTCACTGCAAGCAAACGACTTACTCGATACGGATATGATCCGCGAGTGCGTTGAAGTACTTGCTACTGGTCGCGCCCCTAAGATTCTGGGCGATGCTTATGTGATGTTCATTCACCCTCATCAGGCTCGTCATCTACGGACTGACCCAGACTGGATTTCTGCGGCTCACTACGGTGCGGCAACTCAAGTGTTTGAAGGTGAGATCGGACGTTTTGAAGATGTTCGTTTTGTTGAGACCACACAGATTCCTTACATCACCTCCGCTGGTGACGTAATGGCTGACGGTGTTGACTCAGGCGCTGATCTGACTAACACTTCTGGTCAGAACGTTTACCGCAGTATCATGATCGGTGATCATGCTGTTGGCCTTGCAGTTTCTTTGGAAGCTGAACTTCGTGATAACGGAATCAAAGACTTCGGTCGCCGTCACGAACTGGCATGGTATGGTATCTGGGGAACCAACGTCATCGAGGCTGGTCACTCCATCGTCGCCGAAACTGTGTAACTCACGGTAAGGTATTTTACAGTTCTCTCATCTTCGGGTGAGAGGGCTAACTCTTACTAGGAGAATGATCATGGGAACACTAAGTGCTTCTCTATCACTATCTGGTTCACTAGGTGATACTCGTTTGTCTTATGCTAAGTCAAACGCTGGGTATCTAACTGGTGAGGCCGCTTTAGTGAACTCACAGGTAGTAACTACCTCCGAATCTGCTTTAGAGATTCCAGCAGGTATTACTGACGTAGGTCTGGTCTGCTTGGTGAACAAGGATACAGCCAATCCGGTTTTAGTTGGCGTTAGCGGGAGTTTCCCCCTCGTGATCGCACCTAATGACGGTTTCTGTTTTATCGAAGTCGCACCATCAGAAGTAATATACCTTAAAGCCCTTTCAGGTTCAGCTGAAGTTCAGTTGCTCGTTGTAGAGAGCGGCGGGTATCCAGATGCAGTAACAACCACAACCACAACGACCACAACATAAGGATTATAGTTATGCCAAATAACAAAGCATATCGAGGAGGCTTTCAGCCTTGCAGTCCGTTGGAAGTCATGGCGGATGAAGCGGCGGCTTATGTCGCAGGACTTCCAACAGGTGAACAGTATGTGACACCAGCAGGAGTTGTAATGCAAGTAATGCCTACGACCACCACTACGACCACTACCAGCGCACCTACCACCACGACCACAACGACCACGACAACCACGTAAATAATAAGCTAAGTTGTAGGCACAGTTACAAATCGGTAGCTGTGCCTGTAACATCACTACAAGGAGAAATGACAATGGCTAAGCCAAAAACTGCACGTAAAAACTCACCACGCAAGACCACCAGCAAAACAGCATCCGCAAAAGCGGGCGCATCCAAAACTGTTGCCAAAGTTAAAGCACCAGCAGAACCAGTTGTAACGGAACCGACTGTAACGGGACAGATCGTTACTGAGCCAGTTGTAACGGAACCAGTCGCGCCCGAAGGAAGTATCCCTCTGCCACAGGACGCTGTAACAACGGCCCCGATGATAGAGGAAGTGCCTAAGGCTAGCACACCACTAACTGTAGTGGACGCACCTCCAACAGCACCTGTAGGTGTTACAGAGCAGGCTCCAGTTGTCATACGTCAGGCTCCAGTAGCTTCTGACGCTGTGGTAGTTCGCGCTTTAGTTGATCTTGACGCACCGCCACATATCGGCGCATTCAATTTTGTTAACGTCACAGGTCGTGACATTCAATCAGGCAAACCCGTACGTGGTCGTTTTGCAAACGGCGCAAACTACACTGTACCAGCTTTCGTAGCTGAAGTACTCGTAGAAAAACGTTGGGCAATAACGGTATAATATTATGGCTATAATCAGCACTCTCACATCACAGCTTCGGGCGTATGCGGATATTACTCCTACTGAGTATGACAACACCACTCTCGACAGTTGGGTGAGTGCTGGTTTGACCCACCACAACCGTCGGTACACTATGAGCAGTTTACCTGCGCATGAGGTAGAGGCCGTTGTAATGCTGGCATGGATTAGAGTATGTCAGGCAAGAGCTTCTAAAGCTACTAAGTATTACTCAGTCAGTGGACGTGACGGCAGTATTGATCGCAGTAGCATGGTAGGTACTAATCTCGAAATGGCCAGACAGCTACGAGAGGATTACGTCACGCTCTGCACACGTCTAGGAATTAATCCCGCTCCAGAAATTATTGTGTCGGAGTTTGAGAAATTTGACGACTCACTACATGCAATGACTCCGGTAGAAACTCACGAACCGCCAGAGAGTTGCAATCTATCTATAACTAGTTACGGTGGCGAAGAGGTAGTCCTACAGTGGACTGAATCACAACCACGTAACACTTTCACTTTTTACCAACTATTTGTAGGGACAGAAGCAGGGCTACAGGACTTCAGCAATCTTGGCGACACTTCAGGTGTACGTCACTTCGGGCTGAACGAGAGTAAAGCTACTATGCTTAAAATCTACAGGGATCACTGGCGCACGTCTTGTAAGATAGAGAACCTAGACCCATCGGAGACTTATTACTTCGTTCTGAAACTAGTTGATTGTAACGGTAGATTTTCGCTAAGTAATGAGATCGTAGTAGGGTCTGAAAACGCGGAGATAGTTGAAGACAGCTTACGTTATGCTAACTTCACTTTATCGGGAGTATTACTGACCAGTACGGATTACATTACTGACGTGTCTTTCACTGATCAGATGAAGATAGAGCAGGTATCTGTATCTCTAGCTACCGCGCCTACTACAGAACCTTTAGAGGTTGTGGTAGCTAACGCACTTAATGGCGAAAATATCACGGTCACAGTTCCAGTGGGTGTGACAGTGGCATCGGCAGATGCGCAAAATCTTATAATTACCGCAAGCCAGTCACTAAACATTAGCACAGGACTCACCGTAGGTGGCTCAGCAAGTGCTGTGGTGCGTATAGGGTATCGTCTAGACGTTAAGACACTTAATATCTACGACGAAGATAATGATCATGAGTACCGAGTAACCGTAGACGGCACAATAGATGCTGAACACTTAACCATAGAACGTAGGGAGTAGTTACCATGTTGAACTTTTATTCGAGATTATTAGCAACCTTGCTGTGCCTGTACCCTTTTACGAGTATAGGTTCTCCGTACACTTTGGTGGGCAAGACTGTCACAGTAACTACTAACGGTGTGCTAGTTTACCCTACTAACTTTTTAGACGCTAACGGCATTACCAGCGAAGGTCTAAACAGTAACGTACTCGCCAACACCGCCAGCCTAGAAGCTTTACAGGCTCTCGTGTCCAACAACACTGACAAGGTCAGTAACGTTGATCATGACGTAGTTCCAGACGGTGCTCTCTTCACTGACACGGTCTACGACGATG